ACAAGGTATACAACAAGATGGTTTTTTTGATCCTAATGGAACGTTTCCTCGCAGAGAATATAGCGGTGGTCAAGTAACTAACAGAGCCGCACGAGGTATCGATGAGAACAGACTATTGTTGGGCGGTGGACACGAAAAACTTGACTTAGAGATTGACGATTTACCTGCATCAGAATATACAAAAAATCAAGTAAGAGAAACGATATCTGGTCATGTCACAGAGATTGATGACACAGACGGTCGTAATCGTATTCTCATAAAGCATAGCTCTGGCGCAGGTATAGACATGCTGCCAGACGGTAGTATCATTATCAACTCAAGACGTAATACTATTCGTATTAGTGCTGGTGATGAGAAAGTTATTATTGAAGGCGATGGTGAGATTGTTTACAACGGCAATTTAAGACTTAATGTTGCAGGCAATTTTGATCTTAAAGTTGGTGGTGACTATAATGTTGAAGTTGGAGGTGACCATGTCGAAGACATTAAAGGAGCTTATCGCCAAGATATTAATAAAAATTTCCAGTCATTTATCAATAGAAATATGTCTCAACAGATAACGGGTAACAAAACTGAATTCATCTATGGTAGCTTAGAAGAGATGGTAAAAGCTAATCACAGTAGACTGATTCAAGGCACATCAGACACAAACGTTAAAGGCAGACTAGAACAAACATCACAAGAAGAAGCAGTATTGACAGCGCCATCAATTAATATTGATGCAAAAAGTCTTCTTGTTGCAGGCGATTCAGGCACAATTGGTGGTGAGAACATCATCATGTATAACTACAACATGTATACAGGTCATTCGATTACTGCAAACGATACTATTTCAACTAATACTGCAATCATCACTGAAGTAACAACGTGTAAAGAATTTGTTGGTTCTCTTACAGGTAACGCTGACCAAGCCACTCAATCTGGAATATCTGGAGGTCCCGGCGGCTCTGCAGGAACAAAGGTAACTGGTACAGCAACACCAGTTGATACAAAAGCCACTGTATTGCCTACTAATACTATTATGAATTCGTTGATTCATGAGGGTGAACATGCCGCAAAAGTAGTTAACCTAGACCCTGGTAATATTCTTTTCAATTCAATTAATAGACTTGCAGATTATGGTGGAGTATCAGACAGAACTCTTAATATAGATGAAATAAGATCCAAATTAAGAGAAACTATCAATCAAGTCAATGAAGCATTTATTGGTGCAGTAGTTTCAGAAGGCACTCTTTCACCTAACTATGGCAACGGCACTCCTGATGAAGTTAAAAGAATAGTTAAGAACGATGCTACTCCAAGATATGTGAGAAGTAAGCTGGTTATTGGTAAATCGTTAGGAGCAGAGGCTAAACGCTTTAAGGGTAAAGTGCAAAATGTAACAGAAGTTCTATCCGTTGATCCGCAATACGATCCAAGGTTGTTTGATATAACAGAACATACCGAATTGCAGAAAGGGGTTCGTATCGCTCGTTTCTTAGGTAGTCGTGGAGATAGAACAAACTTTGATAAGATTGGCACAAATGCTGAAAGACAAGAAATTGCAAAGCATTTGGTACCACATGCAAACTTGCTAAGAGAGTTTATGGATGATGACGATTTATTTGAAGATTATCGCTTAGTCGTTGCTGAGTCCGTAACAACTGAACCAGTAATTATTGAAGGTGGTATGACTGATCTTAAAGCAAAGGGTCGTGCAGTAGTTTATGAGCTATACGGACCTGATGGTAATATAGCACACGAAAAAACATTTGACTTAGCAGTGTGGTGGAAAGATTCATTGAAGTTTGAAAAGATGATACTTGATTATGACACATATGATTTCCAAACTGGCGCATTAAACACTCAACTCATCATTATAATGCCAGAGTTTGAGCCAGGTGGCTATAAGACTTCATATTTAAATGAAATCGAAACAAGATATAATAATGTAGTACAAAGCACAAATGAATTGGTAGAATGTATATAAATAGCACTATGGAGAATTTAATATGCCAGTAAGAGCATTTTCAATTGAAGATGGTAATACCAACATAAAGAGTATAATAGGAGCCCGAAAAGCTTCTTACTTGGACTTGGATCTATCTTTTAGTGCTAAGCCTGCAGGCGATGTATATAAAAAAGCAAATGCTGCCGCTGTAAAGCAAGCAGTTAAAAATCTATTAATGACCAATCAAATGGAAAAGCCATTTGATACTACGTTTGGTGGAAATCTATCAGACTTTATGTTTGAGAATGATACTGAAATTGATGCAGTTGAAATATCAAATCAAATCATTTTAGCAGTTCATACACACGAACCAAGAGCCCGTATTTTAGATATTGATGTTATTCTCAAATCGTCTACAAATGAAGTTAGGGTCACAGTCACTTTTCAAGTAGTCGCAACAGATGAAGTTGTTGAACTTGAGATACCATTAGCAAGGTTAAGATAAAATGGCAAGTACTATTAAATCAACTGATTTAGATTTTACTAATATCAAACAAAAGTTAAAGTCGCATTTTCAAAGTAAAACAGAATTCAATGACTATGACTTCGAAGCATCTGGTATTTCAAATATTTTAGATGTTTTGGCATATAATACTCATGTCAATGGTCTTACTGCAAACTACTCATTAAATGAAGCTTTTCTTACTACAGCGCAATTAAGAAGTTCTGTGGTATCACATGCACAAACACTTGGCTATGAGGTAAAATCTTCTACTGCACCTAAAGCACTTGTAAATCTTTCTTTGAATCTTACAGGAGTTTCGGGCAGACCTGCTCAAATTGAATTAGCAACAGGTACAACATTCACTTCTTCAATTGATGGTATATCATACACGTTTAGAACTAGAGAAGCAGTTTATGCACAAGATGATGGAACTGGACAATATGTTTTTAAAGCAAGCGATAGTACAGAAAACATTGCAATTTTTGAGGGTATAGAAAAGGTAAAAACATTCTTAGTTGGTGAGAAAGACGAAAGACAAGTTTATGTTATTCCTGATGTAACAATGGACACATCTACTGCGGTTGTAGAAGTTTTTGAGACTGCATCTTCTAGTTCATTTGTCACATATACACCACTATCACAAGCTATTAACATTAATGAAAACACTCTGCACTTTTCAATTTACGAATCACCAAATGGTTTTTATGAACTTAATTTTGGAGATGGTATATCATTTGGTAAGTCACCAGAACCAGGCGAAAAGGTTGTAGTGAAATACTTATCAACTAAAGCGAATCTTGCTAATAACGGTACAGTTTTTTCACCTTCTTCTACTATCACTATTAATAATGTTAACTATACTTTAAGTACTGTTACTGCAACAGAATCAACTGGCGGTTCACCTAAACAATCTATTGAATCTGTACGGCAGTTGGCACCAATTGCTTTTGCTTCACAAAAAAGACTTGTCACATCACTTGACTATAAAGGAATGATTGAATCAAACTTTCCTCAAGTTAAAAATGTTGCTGTTTGGTCTGGTGATCAAAACCTTCCATTGGATTATGGTGCAATCTATCTTTCACTCAACTTTGAAAATGGAATTTCAGATGCAGTAAAACAATCAGTTAAAGATGCTATTGTAGGTAACTACACAAATAATCTTTCTGTTATGTCTATGACAACTAAATTCACAGACCCAATTGATGTATTTATGGAAGTGAATGTTAATTTTCAGTTTGATCCAGCACTTACTGGTAAAACTTTGGGCGCTATGGAAACTGACGTATATCAATTTGTTCAAGGATATTTTAGACGAAACGTTGAAAATTTTGGTGCAGTATTCCGTAAGTCAAATCTTCAGACAGAAATAGATGCACTTGATGCTTCTATTCTTAGTTCGAATATTTCTGTAAAGGCATCAATGAGACAAGATATTACAATTAATGCCCTAAACACTTTTATATTAAACTTTCCAGTTAAGATTTCAACACCTGACGATGTATTGTTTAGAATTCAATCTTCTGCATTTGAATTTAAAGGCGTAGTCGCAACTATTAAAAACAAATTAAGTTCAACAGTACTTCAAGTCTTCGATCT